TTTGTGTCTCTTTTGCAGACCCAAGAGACCTAGAAACGTGCTTGCAAATTGGTCAAAGTCTGATGATGGACAATGGTGCTTTTACTGCCTACACAAAAGGCAAACCAATGGATAAGCCAGGGTTCTATGCGTGGTGCGAAGAATATCTTGCACATCCAAATTGGGCAGTAATACCTGATGTCATTGGGGGATCGGTAGAAGAGCAGCGGGAGTACATGAGCGACTGGCCTTTTCCGAAAGAATTATCCGCAGCAGTTTGGCATTTCAATCTTTCTTTGGAGTGGCTGCAAGAGCTTGCGGATACCTATGGGCGTGTTTGTCTTGGGTCTTCTGGCGATTTTTGGCAGATCGGCACAAGAAAGTGGGAACAGAGGATGGATCAAGTCTTTGAGATGTTGACAAAGACCAGAAGGTATCTCCCTTGGATTCACGGAATGAGGATGCTAGGACAGTCTGATGGCCGCTGGCCTTTATCTTCAGCAGATTCGTCTAATATCGCGAGGAATCATGCAATCTCAAATTTAGAACCAGAAGTTATGGCGCAAAGAATAGACGCTAAAAATCCACCGCTGAAATTTAAGTCATCACTACAATTAGATTGGATTGGAGAGATAAAGTGAGTTTCTTAGTAGCCAACATCCCCCCGATTAAGTGCTTTGTTAAAGCAGAGTATCTGTACGATCAGACCAGGCGACACGGGGAACTTGAGCCATGCGTCTGGATGACGGTCAAGTCGATCAAGGGCCAGGCGTTGCGGATCGAATCTTTGTTGACTAACTACGGCGCTTTGTACGACAAGCTCCCGTTGTCGGCCTATGTCTGGAAAGCTGTCGAGGAGCCGCTGCCACTGGACTATCTTCAGATCTGGGACTGTATGTCCTACGACTTAACGGTAGTGGAGAAGTCAAACCTCCGGGGACTCAAGGCTAAGTTCTACTGCAAGGACCGCCAGTTCTACTTTGGCAGCTATATGTTCACGGTAGATTTCTGCGCGGCCGATCACAACCGACTAGACCTGACATTTACAGAAGGCACCCAAGAGCATAAGTCGTTCAATATCCTGAAGCTGGATAACGGACAGTTTGCAGCGCAGCCCAATAACCGGTGTCTGTTTTACGACCTGAGCATGGTCCCAAACGAAACAAAGTTTCCTGATTTCTTGGTCCCGAGTAACACCTGGTCAGTCGAGAGCACGGCCAAGTGGACGACGGGCAGTTCCTGGTTTTATTCCATTGACGAGAGGACAGAATGAACTTTTACAACACAGTAGCTATTCTTTGCGTAGTTGGTTTGGTTTGGCTACTCATTGACAACAAAATAGATCGTGCTCACGCAGAGGGATTTAAAGTAGGCATGCACTACGCCCTGAAATCTGACCCGCCTAGCGAAGAACTTGAAATGGTGTGCGCTGGCCTGTGGGTTGGTGAGCAGAATAAGAAGTATCACGCCAAGCAGAAGTGACAAAAGACGAGAAGCGCCACCTGTCTGCCCTAGCCGAACTAGGCTGCGCTGTTTGCCGGCGCATGGGCTACCCGGGCACCCCGGCCGAGATCCACCACCCTAGGACGGGCGTAGGGGGCGCCAGGCGGGCGCCGCACTCCCAGGCCATCCCACTCTGCCCCGAGCATCACCGCGGGCCTACAGGCGTCCACGGGCTGGGCACGAAGGGCTTCCCAAAGCATTGGGGGTTCACCGAGGCTGACCTACAGGAGGACTGCCGGCGGGTGTTAGCTGAGGCCCCCAGACTAATACCTGAGTAATTTATGGGGTTATAGTAAAAAAAGTAAAAAAAGGGGTTGCAGGGGGTGTAACGAACGATTACATTTCTATCTACGGTCACTGTGATCGTTACAGCGAAAGGAAAGCGAAATGAAAACCACCGACATGATTACCACCAACGTAGATCAGCTGGGCATGCTGCTCGCCCAGATCGCCGATCTGACAGCCCAGGCCGACTCAATCAAAGACGAGCTTAAAGATTCAGCCACCGCACCTAACGGCTCCAAAGTCTTTGAGGGCAACCTCTTCAAAGCAACCGTGGTTGAGGCTAACCGCTCCACCGTTGATTACAAAGCTCTGCTGTCTGACCTTGGCGTATCAGCTGACGTAGTCGCAAAGTACACCAAGACCACCGCAGTCTTCTCTGTCAAAACTACCGCACGTTAATCAGGAGATCAACATGGCAACAACAATCTCAGCTCGCCCCTCAATCGACCACGCCGGTGATGAGTGGTTGATCGTGGAGTACATCAAAGAGATGGACGACAAGTTCATCTGCCGTCTTCGCAGCAAAAACAACTTCACCTTCACTGAGGGTGATGGCTGTCGCCCGGTTGAGACCGTGGCTTTTTTGGACAAGAACATGGTCGTTCAGGCCGCCCTTGACTCGGCTGCTTTGCGGTCTGGTACTACCGGTATTTGCTTGTTTGGCAAGACCTATTGGTTTTCTTAATTCACGGGGCTCCGGCCCCTACTTTGAGGAGATAAAAAATGCACGGATCTTTCCAAAACAGAATGTACGAAGCAATGACGAATGGCGCTCCCCAGCCGCAAGCCGGTATGGCCGCAACAATCACTGGTTATACAGACCGCCATGCAGCAACGGTTATTTGCTGGGACTCAAACAAGGAAATCATTACGGTGCAGCAAGATACTGCCAAGCGTGTTGATGATCGCAGTATGAGTGAGAGTCAGAAGTATGAATTCTCACCAAATCCGGATGGCACTAAGTGGTACTTTCGCAGAAACAAAAAAACCAATCGTTGGGATCGCATTGTATTGAACGCAGAAACCGGCCGCTGGAACAAACACGAATACGGCGGCCTGATTCTTGGAATGCGTAACGAGTATTACGACTATTCATTCTAATAACCGGGGGCTTCGGCCCCCATTTTCAGGAGATCAAAATGACAACTTATCAAGACCTTATCAATGAAGAGCGTGGCATCAAGATGCGCCGGCCGGTCGAATTTCACCAGGCAGCCAACGTGATGTCTAACGGCCACCTCGGTGGCTTTGCGGAATCCCTGGCACTTACCTGGTTCCGAGCTGACCCAGCCAACCGCGAGAAGATCCAGGCCACTTGGCCAGAGCTTTTTGTTCGCGCCTTGGAAATCTTTGAACTGAAAGACCAAAAATGACCATTAAGTTAGCTTACTGCGATTACATCGCCCACCTGATCAAAAAGCACCTGAAAGACCAGGATCTCAGGGATAAGGCACTAATCGACACCGTAGGGTCCATCCGGTTTGACCTGGACGAAAACGGCCGCATGCTGTCTCCCAAAAAGCAGATCTCGGTTGTCGATATTCAGGGTAAGACCTACACCATAACCATCGAGGAGAACGACAATGGAAGTACCGTTTGACCATAAAGGGGGTATGCCCACCCTGCAGGACTTCGCGGTCTGGGCGCAGGAGAAGGGCCTGAAGGCCGACATCAAGACCCTGCACGGGGTGGCGCTCCTGGAGCTGTGCATCGATGTCTATAGCCTGGGGTTTAAGGATGCGGTAAAAAGGTGCTCAGACGGCCCGCGGGCTAAGGAGGTGAATCATGACCATCAAGTTTAACGACGGGCCCCCTGAGGCCCATAGGATGATCGAGCAGGCCGAGCAGTTCGGTATTGAGTTCGCTGATGGCGCCCAGCGGTCCAAGTTCCTCGAGTTCATGGAGGAGGTTTACCGTCACGGTGCGAGCTTTGGGTTTGACTGCGCGGTCCGGTCGATCCTACTGAGCGGCAAGGTCACGGTCCGGCAGCAGCCCCTATCGGACTATGACATCAAGGAGCACCTCTGGGATCACAACTCCGACTTGGGCTGGGGCAACCTGACCGAGATCGTGGCCGAGATTGAAACGCTTCATGGCATTAGGGAAAAACCATCTCTCAGGTCTCACTAAGAGGAGTAAAATGCAGGATAGAGAGGCGCTCAATAAGGCGCCTTTTCTGGTTTTGGGCAGTGGTGAACCGATGGCTAACCGCAGGTCAACCGCAGGTTAACCGTCGGTTGAACAAAGAAACGACACCCCGAAGTCGTTAAATCCGGGGACCTTTACGCTTGGGCGGGTCTCAGCCGTAAGGGGGTCGGGCTCACAGGATTCCGGCAACGGTGGGATTCGGTTGGGGTACACAACCCGGCCCCCGCCAGAGTTTGGAGGGTGTTAAGCAGGCAACAGAGGATGCGGGACGCCGGGGTTTTTTCCTGCTTTCTACTCGGCACCGAGGAAACCGCCAAATCTGGCCCTCCGCCCTAGACCGCTGGCTAACCGCCGGTTAGAATTCGCCGCATCAACCAAACACGTAGGAATAAGGGTAATGCCTGAAACACGTAAGAAGACCAAGCCAACGGCAGAGATGACCGTCACGGCGGCTGCGGCCCCGGGAGAAGCCCCGCCGAAACCTAAGATTGGCCGCCCATCCAAATACACCCCGGAGCTCGCCGCAGAGATATGCGAACGACTCGCTAACGGAGAGCCACTAAGGCAGATATGCCGAGATGACCATATGCCGGCATGGCAGAAGATCTATGAGTGGATGGTGAAGGATAAAGATCTTTCGGGAGCAATCGCACGCGCGCGTGAAGTTGGCCAGGACGCCATCGCCGAGCAGATCTGGATTGACATGCAGGTGGAGCCCGAGCGCATTCTGTCGGAGGGCGGCGGCCGGATTGACTCTGGTTATGTCCAGCTGATCCGGGCCCGCGCTGACATCGGTCTGAAGCTCCTGGCCAAATGGAACCCCAAGCGCTACGGCGACCGGGTAGAGCTTGCCGGGGACAAAGAGAACCCCCTGCAGATCAACGCCCAGATCGAGACCAAGAACCTATTCTCGACCATTCTAAACAATCTTGAGCTAAAAAAGCAGGTCTAATGAGTGACCTGGCCGAGCTGCTTGCCGACCCAGAGACGCATGCCAAGTTCGCCACCCTGCCCCACGATTACCAGGCGGCATGGGCCTGGCGGGCAAAGTGGCTTATTAAGGCTCACCGGCACCAGATCGTCCCGCCGGGGGACTGGTGGACCATCTGGCTCATGCTAGCCGGCCGAGGCGCTGGCAAGACCAGGACGGCCGCGGAACAGGTGGGCTGGTGGGCCTGGGAGATGCCAGATACCCGCTGGCTGGTCGCAGCGCCGACATCAATGGATGTCCGGTCGACCTGCTTTGAGGGTGAGTCAGGGCTACTGGCCGTGATTCCCGAGGTCTTAATCGCTGACTACAACCGGGCCTATCACGAGATCAAGATGACCAACGGCAGCCTGATCAAGGGCGTGCCGGCGTCTGAACCCGACCGGTTCCGCGGTGGCCAGTATCACGGCGCCTGGTTAGACGAGCTAGCCGCCTGGGATTACCTACAGGAAGCCTGGGACATGATCATGTTCTCTGTCCGCCTGGGCGATCGCACCAGGATCATGGCCACCACCACCCCGAAGCCGAAGGACCTGATCGTCGAGCTCATAGGCCGGGAAGGGGAAGACGTCCACCTGACGACCGCCTCGACCTACGCGAACCTAGATAACCTGGCCCCGAGCTTTCGCAATCAGATCCTGCAGTACGAGGGCACCAAGATCGGCCGGCAGGAGATATACGCCGAGATCATCGACCCAGAGGAGGGCGGTATTGTCCACCGGGAGTGGTTCAAGCTCTGGCCGGCTGATAAGCCGATTCCCAGGCTTGAGTTCGTGCTCCAGTCCTACGACTGCGCATTTACCGAGAAGGCCCAGAATGACCCGACCGCCTGCATCACGTTCGGGGTGTTCAAGCCCCAAGACGGCGGCATGTCGGTGCTCATCATCGACTGCTGGCAAGATCGCCTGCAATACCCTGATCTTAAGCCCAAGGTCATCGACGAGTACGAGACCGTCTTCGGCGATGGCAATGACCGTAAGCGGGTCGACCTGGTGTTGGTAGAAGACAAGGCCGCGGGCATCTCCCTCATCCAAGACCTGCAGCGTGCCTACGTACCGGTGCGGTCATACAACCCTGGTCGGGCAGACAAGGTCCAGCGACTATCGATTGTGGCCAACATCATCCGCGCAGGACGCGTCTGGGTGCCGGAGAGTAGCAACAGATCTGGGTATGTGCGAGACTGGGCGGAAGGCATGGTGAGTCAGGTCTGCTCGTTTCCGAATACCGATCATGACGACTTCTGCGATGCGATGAGCCAGGCGCTTCGATATCTGCGAGACGCCGGGTTCTTGAACATCGACCCGCCACCGCCAGAGGGTTTGGATGAGGACGATTACATCGATGCAGGCATTCGTAAGAAAGAAAACCCATATGCCGTTTAGAGGGCTAAATCGTGTCTGAGTTCGGCAGACAGCTCGCTGACCTGGTCATGACGCCTCAGTCACCGGAGCCAGAGACCCCGCCCGCGCTGCCACCGGGCACGCCTGAGATGAAGCCCTATGACCCGACGATACGGGAGCGAATGTCCTCTGGCCTGCAGTCCGGTCTAGAAAAGCTGGGCATGGACCGCTACAAGGCCCGCCAGCGAGCACAAACAGTAATGGGCGGCCCGAGCTCTGCCCTTCCGATCGGCGGGGTTGCAGACTTTCTGCCATTCGTTGGCACGGCGCTACAGACTCAAGAAGCGGTCCGTGGTGGTGAGGCAGCCATGCAGTCAGCCAGGGAAGGCGACTACATCGGTGCGGGGGTTGAGGGAGCGTTTGCTGCCCTGAGCATGGTCCCCGGAGCGGTGGCGACCACAAAAGCGGTCCGAGCGATGCGAGCTAAACAGGCAGCTGATAAAGCCGTGACTAGCGAGCTTCGTGATCTACTTGGTATGCCTGATAAACCGAAGATGGCAGCGGGTGGCGAGGTAAGGATGCAGGGCGGCGGTAATGCTGTTCAGATTCAGGCGCAGTTAGCCGCAGGCGTTCCGGTGCAGATGTCCCGCGGACCTGAAGGTGACATTGCAAGACAGATGATTTTTGAGGAAGAAGACGCAAGGCGCCGGGCTGAGGCAGAGCGCCAAGCCAAGATGCAGGCCAAGCCTTTTGGCGAGAAGCTAAGAGGCGGCATTGAGGCTGGCCAAACCATCCAGTCCATCATCGGCCGATCCTTAGCCTCCCCTTTTGTAGCCCTAGCGCAAGGGGAAGATGCTGCTAAGAAGTTTGCTCAGGAGGTGGTGCTGCCCGAGTCTGAGTATGGAATCTATGCCCTAGGTAGAACCGGAGAGGCGCTAGAGCCGATCGGTCGGGCGATTGAGCGAGCCAAGATCCCCGATGTGCCATTTTTGCCAGAGGTTGGTGCGTCTTACATCCCTGGCCTTGGCAGACAGTTGGCAGAGATCGCTGGAAAGGCAGCCCGAAATGTGGATGCCGCAATCCCTGCTGAACTCAAGAACCTCCCGGTCGGTGCATCGATTCAGCCGGTCGGTCAGACCACCGAGCAGTGGTTAAAGAGTTTAGAAAAACCGCCCAAGCCTGCAGGCTCCAAGATGGAGGTCTTTGCTCCTGCCGATGACCTGGGCCTTTATTCTAAGATGGAGAAGGCTGCGCTTAACTTTAAACGCAAAGAAGGAACCGGAGATGCTTGGCTGGCTGACTTTAAGAACGCCGGGGTAAGCGACGAGGAACTCGAATATAGCGGTATGAAAGACATTCTGGCTGGCATAACAAAGCCACGGAGCCGAGAAACAATTGCAACCTATGCAAGACAAAACCGGATGCCGCTACAGGCTGTAAGGGCGACTGAAGGCAGTGATGTTCGGGATTTTAAATTTAGTGCAGCCGAGGTTATTGATAACAACGATTACATAAAATCTCGTGCCGCAGATATTGAAAATGAGTTTGAAGATTATTATCCAGGCGGAATTGATGGGTTGCGTGAAAATGTCATGCGCAACTTTACCGATCAGGAATTAAAAGATCCTAATATCTTGGCAAGTATTGACGAGACAGTAGAGGCCAATAAAAAACAAAAGGCTTACGATCTTGCTTATACGGAATACTACAACGATCCTTATTACCGATCCTTCAATAATGCAGGTTACGAAATAGTTGGTAGTAATGACACAGGATATACGGTCCAAACTCCGAATGGCGAATACCTGAAAGAACGATCGCAGACCGGAGATCTTCAAATCCGTTTCTTTAAAAACATTGAAAGCGCCGAGGGTTTTGCAAATCAACACGCCATGGATATGGGGTTGATGAAACAAAATTCAACTCAATACTCAAAATATCAATTGGATCGCGGTGGTGATTACGAGGAGATGAAGATTATCCTGCCGCAACCCACAGGTAAGCGTTCATTTCACGGTGATCACTGGGACGAAGAGGATGTCTTATCGCACTATCGAACCCAAGTGCGGGAAGACACCGAAGGCAAAAGAATGCTTTATGTTGACGAGGTGCAGTCCGACTGGCACCAGGCGGGCCGGGACAACGGTTATTTTATGAAGGAAGACCAAGCAAAATTTGAATTGGCATCTAAAAAATTAAAAGATATTTCTTCAAAGCATGATCAAATTGTTAAAAATTTACGAGAAGTTTATTTAAGTCTTGAACCAGAATATAAAAAGCAAAATGCGTTGCCAAACTACATTTCTGTGCCGTTTGTTGATATAAGAAAAGCATTTAGAGATCACCCAGAGGTAAAAAAATTAAACGAAGAACTTGATGAGTTAGAAAATTCAAAAGAAGAAGTTAGAAAAGGTTTTAAAGAATGGCAAAATAAAGTTCCTGATGCTCCATTTAAAGACACTTGGCACGAGCTTACCGTAAAGGCGGTCCTGCACGACGCCGCTCAAAAAGGGTTTGATCGCGTAGGATTCTCTTCAGCAAAGCCGCACATTGACCGCTACGGAACCGATGTATTTGCCTGGGAGAAAGTCCCCGAAGGATGGAAAATTGTGTCCACAGAACAGCGTGGAGGTCAGGCTGCTGGCGTAAATATTGAGGCTGAAGCCCGAGCCCGAGGTATTTTAAAAAGCCGCGACGGAGACGTTGTAAAAACCAGGGACGATCTTAAGCGGATTGTTGAACTGACCCTGCGTGATCCGACCGAGTTAAAGGTAGAGCGCATTACCAACAAGGTCTGGAAATCAATGAATAAGAATGACGTTGGTATTCACGAGCCCCGTAAAGAGGGGATGCTGTATTTTTACGACGAGGCGTTAAAGAAATACCTCGAAAAGTACGCTAAGAAACTAGGTGGTAATTTTTATGAGACCGAGACTTTGACTGGATATGGCGCATCGGATAAAGGTCCAGTTCCCATAAAAGAAAAAGTTTATATGTTTGAGTTCACGCCTAAGGCCAAGGACTCGGCCATCAAAGGTCAGCCTTATAAAAAAGGCGGTGCAGTCAATAATCGCAAGGTAACGTTTACCGATAATTTGGATGTCATGCGCCTAGCTATTGGCGGGTCGCTTAAAGAAAAGGGTAAGCAGAAAGCCAAGGAGGCGCTGAAAGAAGCCTTCACGCCCAAACAGGTAGAGAAGACGGCTGAGAAGATGGCCGACAAGATCAAGAAAGAAAATCCAAAGCTCACCGATGAGCAGGTGATGGTCAAGGCTAAGAAAGAGGCGGAAAAGAAGCTGCAGTGGGAGAAGGTTGAAAAGCCGGCACTCGAGAAGATTTACGGCCCGCTTGAGAAGGCACCATACTCTGCCACCCTGTCACAGCGTCAGAAAAACGTGCCAGAGGTGGTGGAAAAGCGCATCAAGGAAACCAAGCGGTTCCTGGCCCAGCCCACTGAGCCCTGGACGCCACCGCGTAAAGAACTGCAGGCATTTGATCGCACCTTGATCAAAGACGCGATGGAAGGGTTTCCAGGCGTCGAGCAGACCCGATTCCCCCGCTACAGCCCGCCGCGGTCAGACCTAAGTTACATCGAGGAGATCTATGGCGACCCCGTGAACCGCTCGCTGATCGAAGGCCAGATTAAGCGCGGTCTGCCTTTAGGTGGCGAGACCTTCTACGCGTCGCTCTATCCGCTCAAGGTCGCAGCCCTGGAGCGCGGCATTCCGGAGGAGAAGTTTAACCAGTTTGTGTATTCAATCGCCCCGGCATCTGCTCGTAACTCGATTTTCAACGAGATGGCGGTCGGTCAGTTCCTGCGCGACATGCAGGCCCGCGGTCTGCCATTAGACGAGGCGACAGTCACCAGAGAGATGGCCAAGTTCAAGGAAAAGTACGGCACCGGACTGCCACTTATGCCGGTGCATCGCGAGGGCGTAAAGAACGTTTTGGAGGGCAACCAGGATCTGCGCGAGCTCTTGAAGGCCGACATCCCCACCAACTACAAGATCCCGACTTACGGTACGCAGAAGGCCGGAGACTTTGGACAGTCGATGGTGCTCGACGTTCACGAGGCTGCAGGCCAGACCCGTGGCAGTCGCTATCACCCCTACTTTACCGAGCAAGGCGGATTCGGCCCGACCGAGTACGGTGCCGCCGAGTCGCAAATGCTAGACATTGCCCAGGGTCTTGGACTGCCAGGCGGTACAGCGCAGGCCGGCAGATGGTTTGGTGGCGGCGAGCTTACGGGCCTGAAGTCACCCCGCGGTGATGCACTTGACTTGCTTGAGCGCCAGGCTGCTTACACGCTATCGCAGTCCGGTATCGACCCGACCCCGCGCAATATCCGCAACACCCTGCTCGATATGATTGAGACCGGTCAAGGATTACTTATGCCCTACTTCAAGAAGGGAGCCATGCCAGACCTGCGTGTTGAGAAGAAAAAGGGCGGCGCAGTTAAGAAGCGCAAGGTCAAAATATCAAATAGTTCGGACGCGCATATGCTCGCGTTTCTTAAATCAAAAGGTTAAGACATGGCTGAAGAGTTCCCCATAGACCCAGAGTTTGGCCGCTTTGTAAAAGGTATGCCTGACGAGAAAGAGCAGGAAGTCACGGTCGAACTTGAGCTTGATGAGACCGAGATCGAAGAGCTGCCCGACGGTTCTGCCGTAGTTACGATGGACACCGAGGGCCCGATGGAGGACGCGGAGTTCTATGAGAATCTGGCCGAGACCATTGATGCCTTGGACCTAAGCTCGATGGCCATGCGGTACACCAAGCTGGTAGAGACCGACAAGAAGGCCAGGGAAGAGCGTGATAAGCAGTACGAAGAGGGTTTAAAGCGCACCGGCATGGGCAAAGACGCCCCCGGTGGCGCTCAGTTTATGGGCGCATCAAAGGTCGTCCACCCCGTCATGGCTGAAGCCTGCGTGGACTTTGCTGCCCGGGCAATCAAGGAAATGTTCCCGCCCGACGGTCCCGTCCGCACCAAGATCATGGGCGAAGTAGACGAAGAGAAGGTTAAGCGTGCCGAGCGTAAGCGCGACTACATGAACTGGCAGCTTACCGAGCAGATCGAGGAGTTCCGCGACGAGCAGGAGCAGCTGCTGACCCAGCTACCCCTGGGCGGCTCTCAGTACCTAAAACTCTGGTACGACGAAGACAAAAAGAGGCCATGCGCTGAGTTCATGCCTATTGACCGCGTAATTGTGCCGTTTGCGGCCACTAACTTCTATACCGCCCAGCGGGCCACCGAAATCCACGACATCACGGAGTGGGAGTTCAAGCGCCGCATCCGGTCGGGACTGTATCGAGACATCAGCCTGATTCGCGCCACGATGGAGCCGGAGGAGTCATCTGCCCAGAAGGCTAACGACAAGATCGAGGGCCGTAAATATCAGGAAAACGAAGACGGCACCCGCCCGGTCTATCACATCTACACCTGGCTGGAGCTAGAAGACGACAAGTTCTCCAAGGGCGAGATGGCGCCCTACATTCTGATGATCGATGAGCTGGAAAACGAGGTCGTTGGTCTATATCGAAACTGGGAAGAGGGCGACGATACCATGACCAAGCTGGACTGGGTCGTGGAGTTCAAGTTCATTCCCTGGCGTGGTGCCTACGCTATTGGCATGCCGCACTTAATTGGCGGGCTGTCAGCCGCGCTTACCGGGTCGCTACGGGCTTTGCTGGACTCCGCCCATATCAACAACGCCGCCACCATGCTCAAGCTCAAAGGCGCCAAGATAAGCGGCCAGAGCCAGCAGGTCGACGTGACCCAGGTCTGCGAGATCGAAGGTGCCCCGGGTGTGGACGACATCCGCAAGATTGCCATGCCGATGCCATTTAACCCGCCGTCTTCGGTTTTAATGGATCTTTTAGGCTTCTTGGATAAGGCCGCCAAGGGTGTCGTCACCACCGCAGAGGAAAAAATTGCCGATGTAAACGCCCAGGCACCGGTGGGTACGACCCAGGCGCTCATCGAACAGGGAGCAGCGGTATTTTCTGCCATCCACGCCCGACTGCATGACTCCCAGGGCCGGGTTCTCAAGATCCTCGGCCGGCTAAATCGCTGGTATTTAGAAGACCAACGCAAGGGCGAGATTGTCGTTGACCTGGAAATTAACAAGGAAGATTTCCGTCGCAATACCGACGTGGTCCCGGTATCCGATCCGCATATCTTCTCCGAGACCCAGCGGATGGTTCAGATCCAGGCCGTGATGACCCGGGCTGATAAGTACCCCGACCTATATGACCGCCGGGTAGTGGAAGAGCGGTTTTTAAAGCAGCTCAAGGTTCCGGGCATCAACGAGATCCTGAAAAACACCCCGGCCCCCGAGGAGCGCAACCCGGCCGACGAGAACGTGGCGATGGCTATTGGGCAAAACGGCTATGCCTATATTCACCAGGACCACCTGGCTCATATTCAGAGCCACCTGGATTTTGGTCTGAACCCGGCATTCGGTGGCAATCCGATCATGGCCTCGATATTCCTACCGCGAGCCCTGGAGCACATCAAGCAGCATATGGTGCTTTGGTACTTGAACCGTACAAATGGCTACGTAACCAAGGCGCGTGGGGGTAAACCCTATACCGAGAACGAATACGAAGACGTCCGCATGACCGCGGAGATCGACAAGGTCTTTGCTATTGCTTCGCAACACGTAGCTGACGACGCCAAACAGGTGTTTGAGCAGGTGGTGCCCCTGGTCCAGCAGATGCTTCAGACCATGCAACAGCTGACACCCAAGCCCCAGCTGCCGCCTGAGGCCCAGGTCATTATGGATACCAGCATGGCCGAGACCCAGCGCCGTGCCCAGCGCGACCAGGGTGAATTAGCCCTGAAAAACCAGCAGATTACGCTGGATGCCGAGAAAGATGCTCGCCGTGAGCAGATCGATGTGGCCCTGGCGGCCGCCGATAACCTCACAAAAGAGCGCATAGAGACTGCACGTTTGACGCAAAAAGACGCCGAACTGCAAGCCGAGCAGTTTGAAACTGCAATTTCGCTTCAAAACGAAGCACAACGCCGACTAGGAGGTCTGTAATGGCACAGCAAGACACCTTACACGTTCCGATGCACAAGCGAATCGCTATGGGCGAGAAACTTGACGGGACATCCCTGCAACCCAAGGGCCAGACTGCACCCGCCCCCAAACCCGAAAAAGGAGCCCTGGCACAAGCCAAGAAGAAATGAGGTACATCTCCGACATCATCGGCGCCATTAAGGCACGCCAGACTGAAATAAAGTCGTCTTTAGCGGCGGGAAACCCTGCGACATGGGAGGCGTACCAGCGCGTCGTTGGTCACCACCAGGGCCTGGAAGAGGCTTTGGAGATCATAAACAACCTTTTAAAGGAAGAAGATGAGAATCAATGAGCCGGAAGCGTTTACCGACGCTGACATTGCTTGGGCATTCCCGAGTGTAGACCCCGGTGCTAAACCTCTTGGCGGCCGTATTTTGGTTCAGTTGCGCCGCACCAAGAAGAAAACAACCAGTGCTGGGATTATTTTGGTCGAAGAGACCAAAGAAACCGAAAAGTGGCAAAACATGGTCGCCAAGGTGATCGAGATTGGGCCGCTTGCCTTCAGAAACCGCGATACGAACGAGCCCTGGCCCGAGGGGTCATGGTGTGAGCCTGGAGACTACATCCGCGTCCCAAAGTGGGGCGGCGACCGGTGGGAAGTACCTGTGCCGGGCGAGGATGCTTTAGACGACCAGGCGCTCTTCATGATTCTTAATGACCATGAAGTCATCGCCAAGGTTACCTGCAACCCGCTAACCATGCGGGCGTTCATCTAAGGAGGCCATATGAGCACTGAAAAGCAAGAAGAATTGATTTTGGAAGTCAAGGAAGAGGCTGACGGTTCTGCCGTTATCAACCTGCCTGACAGCATTCCGAACCCCCAGGCCGAGGAAACCCAAGAGGAAGACGCCCCGGTCGAGGCGGCTGCCGAACCCGCGGCTGATGACCAGGACAATGACGATCCGAACGATGATGACGCCCTGCGAGCCGCCAAACGGGCCCGCCGCAAGGCCAAGCGCGAGCTGGCCAAGCGCACCAGCGTAGAAAAAGACCACCGTTTGGCCATGCTGGAGCGTCAAAACCAGGACTTATTAGAGCGCCTGGCATCGGTTGAGCGCAAGACTCACAGCGCCGACCTGGCCCGGATTGACAAGGCGATTGAGGATACCTCTGTGCGCCTGCAGTACGCCAAGGCCAAGATTGCCGAGGCGACTAATGCCGGCGACGGCGAGGCCTTGGCCAAGGCCCAGGAAATTTGGTACGAGGCCAGGCAACAGGTTGACGCGCTCAATAACCTGAAAAAGACCGCGGTCCAGCCCCAGCGCCAACAAAACATCCCCGACCCTCGTCTGCAAAGAAACGTTGCCAAGTGGATGGAACGCAATCCCTGGTTTAGTCCAGAAATTAGAGATTTAGACAGTAAGGTTGCCAAACAGGTCGATGAAGCCCTGACCGCAGAGGGTTGGGACCCGAATTCTGACGATTATTGGGATGAACTCGATAATCGGTTGCAACGTTATCTACCCCATAGATACAATGAACCCACAGACGACATTCCGTCTGCTCGAAGTAAACCAAGGAGTATCGTGACTGGATCAGGACGCGAATCATCTGGACGTGCGGGAGGCTCAAATAGCTTCACGCTGTCTGCCGAACAGGTGCGGGCAATGAAAGACGCCGGCCTCTGGGAAGACGCTGCCAAACGGCAGAAGATGATCAAACGTTATGCGATGGAAGCACGTAAAACTCAAGGATACAGGAGCTAAAAATGGAATCACGTCTAAAAAAATCACTGAAGGCTGGCGGACGCCAAGATCGCGCAAGCGAGGATGCTACACGTCAACCCCCACAGGAAAAGTTCATCTCTTCACAAGAACGTCGCAAGATGTTTAGTGATGAATGGACGCAAAGCGCACTGCCGAATGCTCCGGTTATTCCGGGGTGGCACGTCTGCTGGTTATCAACCACCAATTCTTACGACAGCATTGATAAGCGAATCCGACTTGGGTACGTACCGGTGAAAGCTGATGAGGTACATGGGTTCGAGAATTATCGCGTAAAGTCTGGTCAGTACGATGGTTATGTCGCATGTAATGAAATGTTGCTGTTCAAGATACCTGAAGAGGTTTATCAAGAAATCATGGCGCACTTCCACCATGATGCTCCCCTTGAGGAAGCAAACAAGATAAAAGTTCAGGCCGAGAGCATGCAGACACGCGACAGTTCGGGTAAGGCACTCGGAAAGGTTGAAGGCGACGGGCTAGGCGAACTAGACAAACCCCTACCCGCACCGATATTTCAGTGAGGGGAGGACTTTCAACCATTAAGGAGTAAAAAATGAGTGCAACCTCTGCTCCGTTTGGCCTGCGTCCTGCGTTCCATCCCTCTGGTTTGGATCGCGCTCAGGCGCTGGCTGGCGGTATCGCTTCGGCCTTTGCGTCGAACATTTTGAAAGGTCAACCAGTCAAGTATGTGACTGGCGGCACCATTCAACCCGCTGGTGCTGGTGATTCGTTTGCTGGCGCCTTTGCTGGCGTTGAGTTTACTGACACCACTGGCCGTCGTCGTGTATCAAACTTCTGGCCTGCCAATACGGCATACCAGGCCGGTTCGTGCATCGCCTATTTCTACAACGATCCTCTGATCGTTTACGAAATTCAGGCTGACGGCTCACTGGCTCAGACCTCGATTGGCGACCAAGCTGATCTAAGCGCCACAACCGCTGGTTCTGCGACCACCGGACTGTCGCAAGCGACTCTTTCCGCCACTTTGGCTGGAGCAGGCGCCAGCGCACAGATGCGGATTGTTGATATTGCCCCGTACCCCGACAATGATTGGGGAGATGCGTACACAATTGTTCGCGTAACCATTAATGAGGCGCAGTTCCAAGCGTCCGTTAACGCAATCTAAGGAGGGCAGGTAAATGGCAGCCCCGATGCGCAGTACCGACTTTAGAAGCATAGTTGAGCCAATCCTCAATGAATGCTTTGATGGAGTCTATGATCAACGTACCGATGAATGGTCACGAGTTTTTCGTCAACAAGAAGGAATCCCCCGTAACTACCACGAAGAGCCTGTCCTTTATGGATTTGGCGCAGCACCGCAACTGCCTGACGGAACTCCGGTTACGTATCAGCAGGGTGGTGTTCTGTTCCTCAAGCGTTATGTGTACTCAGTCTATGGTTTGGCATTTGCCCTGACCAAAGTGCTGGTTGAGGACGGCGACCATATCCGTATCGGTCAAGTTTACGCACGCCACTTAGCTCAGTCCCTGATTGAGACCAAGGAGACTCTGTGCGCAAACGTGCTCAACCGTGCGTTTAACTCCGCTTACCCTGGTGGCGATGGCGTTCAACTGAACTCCGCTTCGCACCCGATCGTCAACGGTACATTCAGCAACCTGCTAACCACTGCAGCTAACCTGTCGCAGACCTCGCTTGAGCAGATGCTCATTCAGATCCGCCAGGCAGTGGACAACAACGGCAAGAAGATTCGTCTGGTGCCCCGCCAACTGGTGGTCGCTCCTGGCAATATTTTCCAGGCCGAGGTTCTGCTGAAGTCTGTTCTTCGTGCTGGCAACGCAAACAACGACATCAACCCGATCAAGTCGATCGGTCTCCTGGACGAGGGCGCAGCAGTTCTGTCGCGTCTGACCTCCGCCACTGCATGGTGGGTGCAGACCGACACGCCTGAGGGCATGAAGTTGATGATGCGTCGCGCTCTTGAGAAGACGATGGAAGGTGACTTTGAGACCGACACCATGCGCTACAAAGCAACCGAGCGTTATGACGTTGGCTTTACTGATCCTCGTGCGCTTTACGGCACACCCGGCGTCTAAACCAGGTGGGGGCTTTATGCCCCCTATTCTTAGGAGAATGCGATGGCAAATCTAGTAACCCGTTTCCCCAATGGTGTGACCAATGTGGGAGAGGATTCGCTATTTGCTGATCTGGCGATGCCGGCACCGACTCGGTTTCACACTTACTTTGAAGACTTCGACTATTACGTAGCCGGAGATTGGACAGTAACTGAAACAGATGCGAGTGCCACTCAAGCATTAACGGATGGCGATGGCGGTCTTTTATTAATTACCAACACTGCCGCCGACAACGATTTAGTTGCTTTACAGAAAAAAGGTGAGTCATTCCGCTTTGCTTCTGGTAAAAAATTGTTTTTTGAGGCTCGCCTCAAGGTCAATGATGCAACTCAGTCGGATTTAGTAGTCGGTTTGCAAATTACTGATGCGACACCCCTTGACGTAACCGATGGTGTGTTTTTCATTAAAGACGACGGCTCAACCTCGGTTGTGCTGCGCGTTGAGAAAAACAACACCGCAACGGCCACAACGGTAGGAACTATGGCTAATGACACTTTTATTCGCCTAGGTTTTTATTACGATGGGGATAGTCAGATTCAGTATTTTGTAGACGGTACACTTGGCGGCGCTTCTGTAACAACCAATCTGCCTGATGATGAAGACCTTACAGTCTCATTCGCCATCCAGAACGGTGAAGCCGTAGCAAAAACCATGACTGTTGATTACATCTTCGTTGCGAAGGAGCGTTAATCATGGGTCAATTTAAGCCAATGGTCAAAATGATGACCACAGAGCCTTCAGTCGAACTGAAGCTCAAAAAGGGTGGTACCGTTAAAAAGCCTGCCAAGATGATGGACGGCGGCGTAATGGGTGGCCTTGCGGCTGCTCCTTCCGCAGTCGGTGCACGTGGTGGCATGTCTCCAGTAGCGCGTCCTGCTCGTCCCTCTATGGCCGCACGTCGTGCAGCTATGAAGGGTGCCCCGATGGGCCGACCTATGATGAAAGAGGGCGGAGAGTCTAAGGCCGAACACGCCAAAGAGATGAAGGTTGCTGCTGAGTTTAAGAAGCATAAAGGTATGCCCGCTTCTAAAGCTCACAAGGGCCTAAATACTGGTGGTGTGGTAATGGGTCAGGGCGGCTACAAAACTGGTGGCGTAGTCATGGGTCAAGGTGGTTACAAGACCGGTGGTGTCGTCAATGGTCAAGGTGGTTACAAAAAAGGCGGCAAAGTAAAGATGGCCAAAGGCGGGATGTATTGCGCCGATGGCGGAATCATTACTGAGGCAGAAGGATCGAAAGACGCTGGTGAGTACAAAGACACCAAGATGGTCACGACCAAAGGTCAAGGCGCAATAAGTGATTCAGAGCGCAAGATGATGTCTGCTAGCAAAAAAAAGTCCGATAGCGCTTACAGAGAACACATAAATCCTGAAACAGGTGAAATGGAAATCCGTAAAGCGGGAGGCTACAAGAAAGGCGGAATGCCGATGAAAGATGGCAAACCTGCTTTCCTGTCCAAAAAGAAGGGTGGTGCCGCAAAAAAGTATGCTAAGGGTGGAGCGGTAAATGACTCAGGCAAGGCTGAATCCATGCCCCAAGGTCATAAGACGCCGTCTACACCCGTAAGCATTACTAAACTTTCTGGAACCTTCAAAAAAGGCGGTGCAGTTATGACCCCTGCAGAAAAGCGTTCGACTAAGGTATTTAATAAGGAAAATGCCCCTGCAATGAAAGCTGCTAAGACCAATAGCAATGAGGTCTATAGTAAATACGGAAAGAAAATGCGGTCTGGTGGTATGTGCTAAATAAGGTGGGGGCTTCGGCCCCCGCTTTTAATTGGGGAAGATAATATGGCTGATGCAGTCGCAAGCCAAACGCTTTTTGACGGAGAGCGCATGGCAATTATGAAGTTCACCAATACCAGCGATGGTACTGGCGAGACTAATGTCGTCAAAGTTAACCCTGCATCGCTTGCTTCTTCTGCGGCTGGTGGCGCGTGTGATGCAGTTACGGTCACAAAAATTACCGGCCTGACTCATGGCATGGAAGTCCAATTAAAATGGAAAGCCACTACGCCCGTAGTTATTGAGACCATTCCTCAAAACTCTCAATATCAACAAGATTTTGAGAAGATTGGTGGCCTAATGAATAATGCTGGTACTGGCAAAGATGGCGCAATCACCTTTACCACCTTGGATGCCTCGGCTGGCGATACCTACACCGTGGTGCTGGAGATGGTTAAACACTATGTGAACCCAGTGGCCTGATCATGCCAGCCAAGTCAAAAGCCCAATTTAGGCTGATGAAAGCGGCAGAGAACAATCCTGCGTTTGCCAAGAAAGTTGGTATCAGCAAGTCAACTGCGGCTGAGTACACATCAAGCAACACTGGAAAGAAATCTTATAGCAAACTTCCGGAAACTTCAATAACTAAGTCTCTTAAAAAAGAAGGATTCTACGAGTCGTCAAAAAGTAAATCTGATCGCGAGAAGATTGTTAACAAGGTAACAACCAAACCTCAACGAGTGAAAATTGTTGAGCAAGTGTTCTCCGACAAAAAAATGAAGACTGGCGGTGATGTCAATCTGTCTGTTGGCCGCGGTGAAAAAATGCCTGTATCCCAAGGCGCAGGTCTTACGGCCAAAGGCAGAGCAAAGTACAACCT